TAAAGATCACACTGTAAAGATTATAGATAAGAATATATCTGAAGCTCAATCATTAGAGCTAGAAGAATTTTTAATACAAGAGATTGGCATAGGTAAGCTAAAGAACAAATTAACTAAAGGTAATTTATCTAGGAAGATAGCTGTAGATTATAAAAACTTTAAAAGATATAAAAAGTCTTTATGGAATATGACTGCAAAACAAATATCTCAAGTAGCTAATCAAATAGTTGATGATGCTTGTGATGGTAATTTAGATGCCATTAAAATATGTCTACCTTGTATTAAAATCAATGACTTACCAAGAGGTTTATCTAATGTTTACAGATAAAGATAGAGCTAAAGCTGCTGCTGTCAATAAAGGCAATAAGAACGGAGCTAGAAAGTCTAGAGTATTAAATGACACACTTAAACGCAGACTTATGCAAGAAGATGGTAAGGAAGCTAACAAAGTTGTTATGGCATTACTTACTAAAGCTAAAGAGGGAGATGTGGCTGCAATCCGAGAGGTCATGGACAGAGCAGAAGGCAAAGTAGTGCAAGAATCTAAAATATCTGGAGACAGCGAAGAACCATTAATGATTAAAGTTGTTACTGGAATAGATGACAACGATTAACACAGGGTATACTCCCAGAGAACCACAAAGACAAATACATAGGTCTGTTAAGAACAATAGATTTACAGTCGTTGTGGCTCACAGAAGAATGGGAAAGACAGTGGGTGCTATAAATCAATTAATACATAGTGCTTTAAAGTGCGAATTACCTAACCCAAGATTTGCTCTAATATCTCCGACCTATTCACAGGCTAAAAGAATTGCATGGGATATGCTGACCGAGTTTACTAGACCATTAAAAGCTGTCAATAACATTGCAGAGTTAAGGTCAGACTTCATGGGTCGCAGAATAAGTTTATATGGTGCTGATAGTATTGATGCACTTCGTGGCATATATCTTGATGGTGTCGTCATTGATGAGTACGCACAAATCAATCCAAGTTTATTTAGTGAGATTATCCGACCTGCTATAGCAGATAGAAAAGGTTGGGTTATGTTTATCGGAACACCAAAAGGTAAGAACCATTTTGCAACATTGCGAGACAAAGCAATGTCTGGTGAAAACAATTGGAATCTATTAGAATTTAAAGCAAGTGAAACAGGACTAGTAGACCAAGAAGAACTAGATGCAGCTAGAAAAGAAATGGGGGAGGACAAGTTCTCACAGGAGTTTGAAGTTAATTTTGCAACACCAGTTGAAGGTGCTTACTACGGAACTATGATTAATGACCTAGAATTTAAAGGTCAAATAAGTGATACTGTAATTCGTGATGATATTTGTAAGACATTTGTATCTTGGGATTTAGGTATGGGTGATAGCACAGCATTATTTGTAGCACAGATTGCAGGGCAAGAAATACATATCATAGATTTTTTAGAGAATCATGGGCAGGGATTAGATTATTATATTAATTGGTTGAGGGATAACCGATATGATACAGCAGAACAGCTACTCCCTCATGATATTCAAGTAAGAGAACTAGGCACAGGTAAATCTAGGCTAGAAGTATTGCAAGAGTCTGGATTAAATTGTAGAGTTGTAGCTAAACTAGATGTAGATGATGGCATACAAGCTGTAAGAAGATTATTACCTAGATGTTGGTTCAATATTAAAGTAAGAGATGCAGTAGATTTATTAAGGAACTATCGTAGACAGTATGATGAAAAACGAGATGTATTCTTTAACAAACCTGTACATGATTTTACAAGCCATGCTGCTGACTCATTTAGATATTTAGCAGTAGGTTTAAATGAAACAGATGATGGATGGAGTAAACCACTAACAATTGACAATAGATGGATAATATAAATGGAAAATAAAAAAATAGATTCAGAAGATAATAGAGAATTAATTAAAACTATTGAATCTAACATTGATGACAGTCTAGGTTATATACAGACAGAAACATCTAAAGAAAGACAGACAGCTCTTGAATACTACATGAGAGAACCTTATGGCAATGAGGTGGATGGTCGTAGCCAGATAGTCACAGGTGAAGTGGCAGAGGTAGTTGATGGTGCACTTCCTCAAATCATGAAGGTGTTTACCCAAAGTAATAATGCAGTTGTGTTTGAGCCAGTAAACGAAGGTGATGCTGAAATGGCTGAACAAGCTACAATAATGGCTAACCATGTATTCTATAAAGACAACAATGGCTTTGAAGTAATGAACTCATGGTTCTGGGATGCACTGTGTCAAAAAGTGGGAGTGACTAAATGCTTTTATGATGAAAAGAAAGATACAACAGTAGAGAAATATGAGATGCTTACTGAAGATGAGCTGACCATGATTATGCAAGACGAGGAAATTGAAGTTGTAGGTCAAGAAGCATTTGAAGAAGTTATAGAGCAAGAGCCACAACCTGCTACAGACCAGATGGGTCAACCTATGATGGATGAAATGGGTATGCCTATGATGATGGAGACACCTCCAGTCATTAATACTTACTACAACATTAAATGCAAGAGAACTAAAGACAACTCTAAAATTAAGATAGAGAATGTAGCTCCAGAAGAATTCTTAATAGACAAGAGAGCAGTAACTATAGAAGATGCTACTTTTGTTGCACAAAGAAAATTAGTCACAAGGTCTGAATTGATTGCAATGGGTTATGACAAAGAGCTAGTATATACATTGCAAAGAGGAGATACGCTAGACTTTACACCTGAAAGAATATCAAGATATGGTGATGGAGAACAACCATCAGATGTCAATGATTCTGGTGATGAAGCAATGGAATTAGTTGAATACTATGAATGTTATATAAGAACTGATATAGACAATGATGGAATAGCAGAATTACATAGAGTTTGCTATGCAAGTAAAAAGATATTATCTTCTGAAGAATGTGATTACATTCCTTTTCATAGTGTATGCCCATTCCCTATTCCTCATAAATTCTTTGGTCAATCGTTAGCAGATAGAGCTGTAGACTTACAGTTAATCAAGTCTACTATTACCCGACAAATGCTAGACAATCTATACCTAACAAATAACTACAGAGTGGGAGCAGTAGAGGGACAGGTTAATTTAGATGACTTACTGACATCTACAGCAGGTGGTGTAGTTCGTATTAAGAATCCAAATGCATTAGTCCCTTTATCAGTACAATCTAGTGCAGGGCAATCATTCCCTATGCTTGAGTATTTAGATACAGTACAGGCTAAAAGAAGTGGTGTATCAGAAGCATCACAAGGGTTAGACCCAAACATCCTTCAGAATGTGACAGCTACAGCAGTTGCAGCAATGAGTAGTTCAGCAGGAGGTAAGATAGAGTTAATAGCTCGTATCTTTGCAGACACAGGAGTTAGTTCTCTTATGAAAGGTATCTTGCATCTACTTTGTAAATACCAAGACAAAGAAAGAATCATTAAAGTCAACAATAAATATGTTCCTATGAACCCAAGAGAGTGGAACACACAATACAATGTGACTGTTAATGTTGGATTAGGCACAGGTAGTAAACAAGAACAGCTAGGTGTTATGCAGATGGTTTTAGAAAAACAAGAACAGATGCTTACACAATATGGACTAGGTAATCCATTAGTTAGCATCAAACAATACAGAGATACATTGGCTAAATTTGTCAACATGGCAGGATTTAAAGATGAGTCTGGATTTATTAAAGACTTAACAGAAGAACAGTCAGAACAATTAGCACAACAACAATCACAAAACCAACAGTCTGACCCTAATACTGAAGCAGCTAAAATACTTGCTCAAGTAGAGAAAGAAAAAGCACAGATGAAGATGCAATCAGACATGGCTAAAATTGAAATGGAAAAACAAGAACTAGAACTTAAAGTGCAAAGAGAAATGCTAGAACTTCAACAAAAAGAAATGCAGTTTGAAAAAGAGATGGCATTAAAAGAAATGCAGTTAGCTCAAAAAGCACAGAGTGAGAAAGAAAAGACTGATGTAAATAAAACAAAAGAGATTATCAACTCTTTAGAAAAAATACAAAACATGACAACACCTAAATTAAATGGCTAGTTATTTTAAATATTTAGATGATTGGCTAAAAAAAGATAAGGAAGCTCAACTAGAAGCAGTTAAAAGGTTAGGTTTACCTGCTAATAACACAGCAGCAGACAGAGCTAAAGCTATGGGTTTCAGTGATAAGACTTATTATCATGGAACTAATACATCTTTTGATGAGTTTGATTTAACAAAATCTGCTAATGATAAGTTTGGAGGAGATTGGGGAGCTAGAGCTGTGTTTGTTGCTCCAAATGCAGAGATGGCTAATAGATGGTCAAGAATACCAGATGAAGATATTACAGAATTGTATAAAGGTGGAAATGAAACTACTAAAATAAATGGTCTTACTCTTGATAAATTTTTAAGTAATCATTACTTTAACAACCAATCACAAGTTTTGCCTGTAAAAATAAGAGATAATAATTTATTTGATTATACAAACCCTGAA